CACAAGATTTATGAACCCTGATAACGGACTATCAAATGGAACTGGATATGTTGGCACAATATACAGCGTTTTTGCTGTAATGATTTCTATGTTACCTGAGTTAGATATTTGGTTCCGAATCTTGGCATCATTGAGTGCGATTATCGCCGCATGGGTATCAATATTTCTGATGCTTTCAAAAATTAAACGCAATCAAGACAAATGAAACTATCGTTAACGATAATATCGGCGATACTACTTTCCTCCTGCGTAAATATACCGATACCTCCAATTGGAAAAGATCAAGGTAAACTTGGTTTAGTCCAACTCAAATTGGCGGTGTCGTATATTCCGCGCATCAAACCAGAAAACAAAACAGAAACAGAGAAAGAAGACCCAAGTGTAATATTTGCATTTGAGCAATTCTCTAAAACCATAAAAGACAAATGAAAATCGTAAACATCGTATTGCAACGCCTGTCCGAGAATTCGACATGGCGCGGAATCATCCTAGTAGCGACTGCTCTTGGAGTTAAACTTGATCCAGAGCTTCAGAACCAAATTCTCGCCGCTGGCTTGGGATTGGTCGGCGTAATCAATGTCCTCCGTAAAGGCAAGTGACTAGGGCTGAGATAGAGAGTATGCAAGCCCGTATTGGCGTTACGCCAGACGGGTGGTGGGGGCCGAAGAGTATGGTTGCTTTGAAGAAGCACCTTGCTGTCATGTCTCCTAATCCTCCTATTTCACCAAAGCCTAGCACGAAAGCCTGCACAGATTTCTTCGGCGAGCCGGGGAAAGTTCCTATCGTCCGAATCAAGCCTCCATACAAGATGTATCTGTATGACGGGCCAGAGGTGATCAGCGGGATTCCTATCCACTCAAAGTGCGCTGAAAGCCTCATAGAAATCTTTGAGGACTTGCTAGACATCTATCCAACTCCAGACTCAAGAAGCGCGGCAGGTATCGACAAGTTCTTCGGAAGCTATGTAAACCGACCACAGCGCGGAGGCTCAGAGCCAAGCAAACACGCATGGGCAGCGGCAATCGACCTAGATGCCAGCAACAATGGTCTGCACACAGTATGGCCGACAAGATCACGGATGCCACTACAGGTGATCGAGGTATTCGCACAGCATGGATGGATCAACCTTGGGGCGGTGATTGGTAGAGATGCTATGCACTATCAATTTAGCCAATAAATCATTTGACTTAACCTAAAACTATCGTTAACGATAAAACTATGAGTTGCGGAAATTCCAGAAGTTCTAAATGCAATCCATGCGGCCCAAGTGAGGCGGCATTGAATGAGATTGTAAATCGTGCAGCTTACTATGCTCGCATCGCTGTAGAAGCCGCTGGAGGATCAACAGGCGGCAAAGCACCAACTGGTGGAAATACCTTTGGAGTATTCTACGAGAATGACCAAGTAATGGTAACAGACTACACCATCACAACTGACCGCAACGCAATGTCAGCAGGGCCAATCACAGTAAACCCCGGAGTCACACTAACAGTGCCAGCAGGCAGCACATATACAATCGTATGAGTCTCATCAAAGCAAACGCAGTCCAGATCGGACAATCACCTACAGCAACGCAGAACTTCACGCTGGCAGTGCCATCGTCACCAGACGGCACGATTAAGCTGGCACGGGGCAATTCTGGCGCAACTACGCAGGATGTTATTAGTGTAGATGCAAGCGGGAATATCAATGGTCTTGTTAATGCTACTGGTAGCACTACCGCTCGTTCGCTTGCAAATCGGTTTGCTGATGTGGTGAATGTATTGGATTTTGGTGCTGATCCTACTGGAGTTGTTGATTCTACAACAGCTTTTTTAAATGCAACTGCTGGATCAAAAACAATTATTATTCCAGATGGAATTTACAAAATACCTAATGCAAAAAACATTGGTTATTCTGGTGGAAATAGAACTTGGATTTGTGGAAATGTAATAATCAATGATACTGTTTCAACACCATACAAAGTAAGTAATGTATTTATAGGATCAGTATTGCCAAGCAACAGAGGCCCGATAGCGATTGCAAACAGTGGTGTAGTTGCGACATCTGCTGGAGAAAATAATGGCATCCAAATTTCGGATGGAAGATTTCATGGTGGTTCTCCGGGGGTTGGTGGAAAATGTATGGCAAGTATATTTGCAAGCAATGCAGATATGGACGCATCAAACACACAAGGTGTTTGGGGTATGAATATTGTTGCGGCAAATACATCAGTAAATCCATTAAAATTTAATATTCGTTGCGCTGAATTTGAAATATTAGCAGAAAATTTATTGCAAGCTGATCCGTGGGGGCCGGGATCAGCCGCATCACAACCTCCAAGATCAAATGCTGTAGAAATTATAGGACATGGTAGTTCTACATCAAATCCAACTTCATGTATAATGACATGGGCTAATGATTCTACAGGTTCTAAATGGTGGCAATATGGAGCGGCATTTTCACGAATTACAAAATATGGATTGTATTTCAAAAAAGACCCACAAAAAATTTACAATCCATCTGCTGCATCAGATACAGGTTTATTTTTAGGAGGAAGCGTTAGCGATGGTGCTGTTATAAGAGATGAGTCTGATTCAACAAATATTATCAGCGCGTCTGGATCACATACTAATATTGTAAATTTAGCAGACTGCACAAATATTGGAACATTTGCGCTTGGGAAATCTTCTTCAGCTACTGATTTTATATTTAAAAACAATGCAGATTATGGAACACGAATTTATTTAGATTCTGGGAATACAACAGCACAATCAGCAGATATAACTTTCTCTGATAGAATTATTCAAAAATGGTCTTTAATTAAAAATGCGTTAAATACACTTTCAATTTTTAGTCATGCAGCAGGAAAGTCTTCTTTAATATTTGATACTGACGCAACAACATTGTCTGATTCAAATATTATACCACTTGTAAATAATTCTTATACACTTGGAACTACAACGGGTGGAAATAAAGTTTGGTCTAATATTTACTCGCAAAATCCTGTAACTGTTGTGTCAGATGAGCGTGAGAAAAAAGAAATTTCACCAAGTATTCTTGGTTTAGATTTCATAAAATCTTTGAATCCTGTTTCATACATATTTAAAGTTGGACAACGAATTGCTACCAAATATGATGAAAATTCAAATCCAATTGAATTTGAAGAAATTGCAGGAACAAGAACTCACTTTGGATTGATAGCACAAGAAGTTAAAGCGGCATTGCCAAATGGAGTTGATTTCGGTGGATGGATTCTTACAGATAAAAACAATCCAGATTCAGAGCAAGGTTTGCGTTACGAAGAATTTATCGCTCCACTTATCAAAGCAGTTCAAGAGCTTTCGCAAGAAAACGCATTGCTAAAACAAAGAATTGAAGCATTAGAATCTAAATAAAAATGAGCGCAAACATTAAAGCATCAGTAGACGGAACACAGGCAATCATCGGGGTAGGTGGCGTAGACCAGATGACCGTGAGCAACGCTGGAGTAGTCACGGCAAATAGCTTTGTAGGGCTGAATAGCTCCAGCGTGACGGCAACTGGATCGACTACGGCAAGGACATTGGCAAACAGGTTTGCTGATGTTGTCAATGTGAAGGATTTCGGTGCAGTCGGTGATGGTGTAACGGATGACACTGCTGCATTCCAAGCAGCATATAATGCAGCATCTGCTGGGCAACAAATTTATATTCCGTATGGAACATATAATATAAGTCCAATTACAGTTACATCTAAACAAGTTACTTGGATTCATTCCAAATATGACATAACGCTTAATCAAAAAATTAAAAACAATTCTGTAACATTAGGGCCAATTGTAAACATAGAAGACTGGGCGGCTCAAAATAATACTACGGATTTCGGAACTGTTGAAGTAAGGAGAGAAGCAAATTATACTGGCGGAACAACAGGATATGTAAATTCTGCATTAAGAGCAAAGACAATCGTTCAGCCGGGAACGCAAAGTTACGAATGGACAATTTTAGGTCAATGCGAAAATTATGGGACTGCCGCAGATAATTCAGAAAATGTTGCTGGATACTTTCAAGCTCGAAAGTATTCTACTGGTAAAACATTTGGGTTGCTAAATGAACTTATAGATTACAATCCAAATCCAACAACATCTTCTGTTACTCAAGAGTTAGATTTAAGAGTGGTTGGGACAGATGCAAATAATTCACGATTAGGACTTCATGTAACATTCCACTCATGGGATGGAAATCCTGCTGTAGTTGGAAGGGGAATAGAAGTTTCAACACTTCCCAATTGCCATGTAAATAAAGGATTGATATTTGATGGATCATTTACAAGATATATTGATTCTCCTAAATTTATTGTTGATGCAGCAGATGGATATATTGTAACAGGGCCGCAAACAGGAATAATTGGAGTAACTACAGCCGCATTGACAACATCGAAATCAAGTGGAGATGGGCTTGATCTTTATAGAGGAATTACCGATGGAATAGTTTACATTAAGATACAGCAAGATGGATCAGTAAGAAATAATAATGGTGTTTATGGAACCATTTCAGATAAAGTTTTAAAAGAAAATATTACAGACGCAACTCCTAAATTAGATGACATTAAAAAAATTAGAGTTGTTAATTACAATCTAAAAAATGATGTAAATAAAGAAAAGATGCTTGGTGTTGTTGCCCAAGAACTGGAAGAAGTATTTCCAAGTCTTGTATCAACTGATAGTGATGGAATTAAATCTATTAAAACAAGTATTTTTATTCCTATATTAATAAAAGCAGTTCAAGAGCTTTCAAATAAAGTAACCGCATTGGAAAATAAATAATGAAAATTGAATTCAACGAACAGCAGTTGCAGGTATTAAGTGCAGCATTGGTGGAACTACCATATCGTGTTGCAGCACCATTGATTGCTCACATTAATCAGCAGATCAAAGAACAGCAGGCGTTAGAGTTTGACGAACGCAAAGAAAAAGCAGAAAATAATCTATGAGCTACTGCACACCTTGCCCACCATGCGACACGAACTTTCCGTTGTTGTGTGAACCACTTGAAACCACCGCCAATGGCAAACGATTGGTAGTAGAAGACTCTGCTGCTTGTCAGAAGACACTAACATCACCATTAGTTCCATCTACGCTTACTTGGGATAATGGACTTAAATGGATTTCAAATACACCAGAAAATCAATTTAACCAATTTACAAATTTTGTATCTACTGGATCAACTACAGCAAGAAATCTTGTAACTCGATTTTCTGATGTTGTAAATGTATTGGACTTTGGTGCTGATAATACAGGAGCAACAGATTCGTCTATTGCATTCCAAAATGCACTGAATGTTATTTTCTCAAGAGAGAATGGGGGAACCCTGCTAATTCCTGCTGGAAATTATTTGGTAAATAATACAATTACATTTTCTGATAAATCGTTATCAATTGTTGGAGAGGGCGAGAAAATTACAACAATTACCAAAACAACAGGAACTGATTTGTTTATTTTTAATGGAATTAAAAACCCATCCATTGCATACGAATGCAGCACACTTCATGTAACAGGGATTACATTTATTGCTGGAAAATCTTCATCTGGAGCAGGGGCAGCAATTAAGGCAATTTGGCCAGAAAATATGACGGCATCATTCTGTTGTGATTTACAAAATCTGCATTTTAGATCGCTAAATGGGGATGGATCTTTTTATTGGTGGGATAGTTGCATTAGCCTTAAAAACGCAAGTCAATCAAGACTTGTCAATATAGTTTCTAATTTTGTTGGTTCTACACAAACAACGCATATTAGATTAGATTATGGTAATAATGCATCAAATTTCGCTGTATTAATGAATCGACTTTATCTACAGGGTGGATTGTATGGGGTTCATCAAACTGGATGTGTTGAGATGGTAATGATTTCTAAAGGTGAAATTGTTGGATCGAGAATTGGGGTATTCATGGATTCATCTGCATCTTTGCTACCATCAAGTCCAGTTGGATATAATCCATTGCTTGATGTAAAAGATATACATATTAATTCTAAAGAGTGGAATATTAAAACAATCCAATGGGATAGCGTTCATATATCTGGAGTAGAATTTTATCATGGAGTAGGTTCTGGAGATATAAATGGAGGGAATATCCTTTTAGATAAAGGCAGGAGAATAAGAATTACTAATAATAAATTTGAATCTCCATTAACAATGCCGATTCAAGATATTGGATTACATTTAAAAGATATTGATAGAGCAATAGTGTCTGGTAATATTTTTCTTCAAAATTCACATAGGAATATATTTGTAGAAAATTGTAACAAGATAGCAATTGAAAGCAATGCTTTCTATCCAAATTTTGCAATTGAAAATTCTATTCGTATTGAAAACACCGTCGCCCCAATAACAGACCCAGCAAAAACAAGAATTATTGGTAATACATTTGAAAATGCTGATCATGCTATTTGGATTGAAGGAGGAGCATCTGATTGTGATATTCTTGGAAATACATTTGATGATATTATATCTCCAATTTTACTTGATAACACAAGAATATATGGACAACAAATAGCTATCCAAGGAAACAAATCGGCAGCGTGGGAAAGAAAATTACTTGACATAAATTCTACAACTCCAAGTGTTAGTGGAGCGCAAGAAGGTTTGTGCTATCACTTAAATCCAAGTGCAATAACAATAACTAATTTTGTTGATGGATACGCTTCTCAAACAATAGACATTGAAGCAAATAATGGAGTTACAACAATCCAGCACAATGCAAATATTAGATTGCAAGGAGGAGTCAATTTTGCAATGTCTACTGGGAATAGATTATATCTACGAAAAGAAGATATCTCTTCTGGATCGTCTTGGTATGAAGTTGGTAGGTTGACTTAATTACTTCTAATGCCAGCAGAAGGATCAGTCTTTGATGGGTTCACAAGTATCATCGCGCAAGACGCAGATACTCATCCATCATATTTGCCAGAGTCTGTAGTAGCAGAGTCGGTTAATAGGACATTCCGAGGCGGCATCAACCGAACCAGACCAAGCATTCGGAATATCCCGATTCTTGCTGGAGCAGACCAATCGGAGACTATCGTTAACGATATTCTTGGTGGTAACTTCCAAGGTGCGTATCCATATCGGGCGACTAACTACAGAACGAGCGATGGACTTTTGATGTCTGTATCTGGGATTATTTACTTCCTAAAGATCGTAAACAACCAAGCATACGCATACAAGGTCATCGAAGGCAACGATCCGGGCATGATGCACACATTCTTCGTGCAAGCTGAAGATAGGGCGTATATCCAAAACGGCTACCAGAATGCGATTGCGTGGGATGGAGTATTAGGAACGCTGACAGCAAGCGAAATCCAGAACAACGACTACTGCGAGATTGTTTCGCTTGGAGATGGAATTACAAATACAAACTTCACTCTGATAGGTGCGCCATCAAATACAGTCGGAGTAAAGTTTACAGCAGTTATTACAGATACTCAAAAAGGAACAGGGACAGGGACAGTTAAACTTCCTGCTTATCGTTTGAACCCATACCTCGCTAAGATGCCGATTGGAACTGTAATGGAATACGCTTTCGGGCGCGTCTTCGTCTCTGACAGGTTCAATCAAATCTACGCATCTGACATTATCTATGGTGGCGGGTTTACTGACACCAAGAATACCGAGAACTTCACAGAGATAGGGTATTGGGCAGAAGGCGGTGCGTTCTCTACTCCAGCCATGATGGGGAATATCACTGGCATGAGAGTAATGCCAGAGATTGGACTTAACTTGCGCGGCCAAGGCCAACTTGTTGTCCTAACTGGTAACGGAGCATTTGCAATGGATGTCTCTATACCAAGGGCGCAATGGAATACATCGAACATCCAACGCATCTCACTCCTTGGGCGCGGATGCACCAGTCCATACTTGGCACTGGCAAACTCTGAACTTTGGTTTAGATCACACGATGGTTGGGCATTCTACTCCAATACTCAATCGGAGTTCAATAGGTATTTCTCGCTTCGTAAACTTTCGAGGGAAGTAAACAAGTGGGTTACGAACGATACACCTTGGCTGAAGCAATTCGCCTCTACGATGTTCTTCGACAACTACCTAATCAGCACTGTATCTCCACAAACATTTCGAGCGGCAGGGGTAGAAGGATTGAATAGGTATCATAGGGGAATGGTAGTTCTTGACCTTGACCAATCATCTTCACCCGCACCAGACGCACAGCTTTCTTTTCGCTGGAATGGCATCTGGACGGGCTTTAGACCAACTCAACTACTCACAGCATTAATCCAAGGTGAGAAGCGAGGATTTGGATTCTCGTTTGATAAAGACAACAAGAACCGACTCTACGAATTCACTACTTCACAAGGCGACGATTACGGCCCGAATGGAACAAGGCAGATTGAATCATTCTTTACTACTGGTAGGTATGACTTCAACCGAAGCGGGGCGACAAACAAGTTCCTCCGCAAAAAGATTACTGGTGGAGAAATGTGGATGAGTGAGATCAAGGGAACAGTAGATAGCTATGTCGATTTCCGCGCTGACTCAAATCCATGTTGGTCGGAACTAAAAGTTCCTACGACCTTTGGATGCAACCCATGCTCACCTAAAGTAACTGAATGCATTCCACAGAAAAATGGTAATCGCTATAAACGCTACAAGTTTAATACTCCCGACCCAAGCGAGTGCAATGACTTGGCAGGTATCCCATCGGTAGAAGGAAGCGAGTTTCAAATTAAAGTTAACCTTACTGGCGCGGCCACTGTTGACCGAGTTCGACTGATGGCAAACATCAAGAACAACGACGATTCTCCAGTCGGTGATTGCCCAGAAGAAAATGAGGAATGTGAACCATTTTTGTGTTGCCAAGAAAAATATTGGGAATACAATATCGTAAATTAATTTATGGACAATCAGGATTCCAGTCCCGCACTTAC